CCAGCCTTGCCCTGATTGCTCCTGGGGGCAGAGGAGGAAGTTTTACCCTCCACTATATTATCCAGGGGATAAAAAGGACTTTGGTTATGTAATTTACGAGCCTTGCCTAACCTGCGGGGGCAAGAGGGTGGTAGAGGAGGGGAAGCATGTTTAGATGGTTGACAGGTAAGAAAAAGGCAGAGGGGTCCAAGAAGTTTGTGTGTATTCACGACTGGTACACTGATGAAGGCAAAATAAGAAGATGCCGTAAATGTAATGATTGGGACTTTGCAGAGGGATGGCATGAAGTAGAGGAAAAACGCAAGCGAGATGAGATTCTAAACGCACCTTCATTTGATGAAGCACTAAGGATAATTAAGGAATTTAAGGAACAAAACAAAGAGCGCTGGCTGGAGATACACGAAGGGGGACCTACGCCAGAAGATTTAGGCAAGTTCTACGTTGGGTTAGCGAGAATATTGTCCTATGGGACAAAGAGAGTCATATATCAAGTTGGGTATGCCGATGGACATGGATACATTCCTATGCCTGTGAAAAACCTGGATTTTCTCTTTGTTGAAGACAAATATAAGGACACATTTGAAAAGAAACTAAGGGAAAGAGAGGAGGGGATATGCAAGAAATAGCGTCAAAGGAGTACCAGGACACAGCAACGCCGGAGGAGATTAGCCAGAAGATTGACTGGTTAATCACGACATTCTTTAACCCACCGGCTTGGTTAGAGATTGAGGATGAAGCTGCAATCATAGGTACGCAAGCGTTAAATATACTGGAAGCCATGTATTCGGTGCGTACCTGTGGGCTGGAGCCGAAGTCAATCGCCGCCTATATGTTGCGCCGGAATGGGTGCAGCCTGCGGAGAATCGGCAGGAAACTGGGGATGAGCCATGAAACAGTCAGGCAACGTTGTGAAACTGTCAATCAATATTCGAGGGATAGATTAGCTTCAATTTCGGATTAAAACAGGGGTACTTGACATAACGCCAGAGATGTGTTATGATAAACTTAGGTAGATATTTTAGATGACGGCTTCAGAGCCGTCTTTTTTTATACCATGAAACACACAAACAGAGAACGGCTAGAGCTAGAGATGAGGGGCTTGCACTATATTGACCGAGGCGACTTTTACCCTGTATCACCTTGCTCAATAGATGACGTGGTTGAGATGATGCGCCATGAGGAAGCGTTTGAAAGGCGCTGTGAGGACTTGCAAGCTCTCATGGAGGAGATACCTCAGATGGCGAGGATAGTTTAGTGTTCACATACGCTCTAGTCTGCACCCTCATATACAGCTATCAATGCCTGGAATGTCCGTGCTTATCACTCCCTATGACTCTGAGGATATATCTTAATTGACATGGTGGGGCTGGCTGCTGGCGGGCATGAGCATAGGGGCGCTCATCTTCTGGATACCCGTAGGGTTGCTGGCATGGATACTCTACGCTAAGGCAGGGCATATCTGGCTAAGGGATAGGTACAAGATATTCAAGTAGGGCTGTTACTTTGAACCTAAACAACCGCTAAACCGTATCTGGGCACTAGGATAACGGAAGCGGCATTAGAACTAAAGAAGAAAATGGAAACTCTAAAAGAAAACAACGGTCTAATAAACGGCAGAGACAACAATGGTAAGTTTATACCAGGTCATCGCCTTTTCTCAGGTTCAAACGGAATTAAAAACGGAAGGAAAAAGACGTTCAAGGGAGAGGTAGAAGATGCTTTATCCCTGGCTGAGAATGCTATGCCTGATATTATCAGAGGCTTAATAGGGCAAGCTAAATCAGGTCATGTCCAAGCTGCAATGTATCTTATCGACAGAGTCTATGGCAAGCCTTCTCAGTCTCTACAGCACACAGCGACAATCAATGTCGAAGGCAAGCCTTTACTCATACAGAACGTGAGAGAGAAGTCAGATGCAGAACTCATGGAGATTATCATAGGAGGACGGGACGGTGGCACTTACAGGGGAGGCAAAGAGGGAATACCAGCGGGAGTACATGAGGCGGAAGCGGGGTCTAACACAGAAGCAAGATGTTAGACCTTTAGAAGATGGGTCTAACACAGTCTATGCCATACCCTGCAAGCAGCACAACCTTAAACCAATCCGTTATCGCATATTCAACACTAACCAGGTCTATCCGATAGTGAAGTGATTATGTCTAGTAATCCCACGAGTGAGCGCTTAACATAAACGTCTTCCATCTGGGGAACACTCTTAAATAGCTTGACAATAATCGTACATAAGTTCTGTAGTGCGACCATAAGGAGAGAATCATGGAAGTGGAAGGGATTAAGAGTTGCGAGTCCTTTGGCAAGCCCTCGGTCATAGGGTACAAGGTGGTTGAGGTCGTAGACGGGAAGCGGGTAAGTGCGAATTGCCGAAGCCCGATGTTCAACAATTTCATCTCACAATACGAGGTTGAATATCAGGAAGGGGTTAAGGCGGTTCCCGTATTGCAGGGGAGTAAACTATTCGCATTCCCTTCCCAATCATTAGCAGAACGCTGGCTGCTGGTGAAAACCCGCGCCAAGCCCGACTATACAGGGAACGAGTCCGCCGACCACTTCACCGACATGGAAATCTGGGAGGCGGAGTTAGAAAACCCCCAACCAGCAAAACTATGCTCGTGCGACATAGCCAACTTTGCCATAAAAGCCTTCTGGAATCCTTTGGGACATCCCCCAGAAATAATAGATTGTGATGGTTACTCTGTCATTGCCGGAGATTATGCCGTAAAGAGTGTTTCCAAAGTCCCCACCGGCACAGTGGTTTGTGACTCTATTACCCCTCTACGCCTGGTCAGCAGCCAACCCCATGTGCCTCGTAGTTGTAAGGGTGGGGAGAACGACCTAGAGCCAGCATGATAACCCAGGCAGACGCGCAAAAGGAAATAATCCAAAGGGTCAGGGCGCGGAATAGTCTTATTGATTTCTGTCAGTACACCTTCCCAAGCTATGAAGCCGCACCTCATTGTGTCAAGATAGCCGAAAAGCTCGAAGCAGTAGAGCGGGGCGAGATTAAGCGGCTGATGATATTCCTGCCGCCTCGCCATTCCAAGAGCGAGCACGTTAGCCGAAGGTTCCCTGCCTGGTACTTGGGGCGCAACCCCCAGATGGGGATTATAGCCTGTTCCTATGCCGACTCCCTTGCTTATTCTAACTCATGGGCAGTCAGAGAGATAATCAAGGAACAGAGTTATCAAACCCTCTGGGCGTTAGACCTTGACACAGAGGGTTTAGGGCGCTGGACTCTCAAGGGCAAGGAGAACAAGCGCCCCTCTTACATCGCTGCGGGCGTAGGCGCTGGGATAACGGGCGAGGGCTGTGACGTTCTTATAGTCGATGACCCACTGAAAAACCAAGAAGAAGCAGACTCAGAGGTTATCCGTCAGAAGCAGTGGGACTGGTACACCGCAGTTGCTCGGACACGGTTGCAACCCGATGCCGCTATCATTTTAACTATGACGCGTTGGCATACGGACGACCTCGCAGGACGGCTATTAAAGCAGCAAGCAGAGAACCCCGCCGCCGACCAATGGCACGTTCTGCACCTGCCCGCACTTAATGAGCAAGGCGAGGCTTTATGGGCAGAACACTACCCTTTAGGCGTGCTTGAGACAATTAGAGCCACGATAGGCTCTAAGCGATTCACGAGTATGTACCTCGGCTCCCCTACTCAGGCGGAGGGAAATATTTTCAAGCGTGAGTGGTGGAAGTACTACAAGCAGCGCCCAGTGTTTAAGCGAGTCATTCAGTCCTGGGACACGGCGTTCAAGAAGGGGGGAGAGAATGACTATTCGGTTTGCGAATTGTGGGGGGAGACCGATACGGGATACTACCTTATTGATGTCTGGAGAGACAGGGTTGAATTCCCCGAACTCAAGAAAGCCGTCATCGCAGCATACAATCGGGACCATCCTAGCTATGTCATCGTTGAGGACGCAGCAAGCGGACAATCACTCATTCAAGAACTTAAAAGAGAAACTGCTATCCCGATTAAACCTATCAAGATTGACAAAGATAAAGTGGCTCGCGCCTACGCTGTTACCGCCTTGATAGAATCCGGGCGTGTCTTTCTTCCTGAGTATGCTTCCTGGCTGTTCAACTATCTTGATGAGCATAGCGCCTTCCCCACAGGCGAGCATGACGACCAGGTGGACGCGACCACCCAGGCCTTGAACTATCTAGCAGGTAAGATTGAGTACACGGTCAACTTTGTATAGAGACGAAATAGAACGCCTGCTGCCCTTTGTAGAGAACCCCCCGCCCGAACTGTCAAACGAAGACTATCTCAAGACGTTAGAGATTAAGACCTGCATTCAAACCGCCATCCGCATTTTGGGTATCGAAGGACTCATAAAACTTTGCACGAGGTGAATAATGATTACATTTAGTGGAATAGTCAGCGCACAGGCAACCCCAGGCGAGGATGTGACCATTACAATCACAAGCCCAGACAGTAGCATAAGAAACCTGTTAACAGCAACAGACGTAGTAGGTGGTTATTCTGCTATGGCTGAATTCGCCGCCGGTATCGGGTATCAGGCACAGGCAATCATCACCGAGGACGCACTATATCAAGAAGCTATGAGCGAGGTGGTCACGTTTGATGTGTCGAAGGCTGCTCGCACTATTACTCTTAATATTTCCTAAGTGCAAGAAACGCAGGACTCTCAGTATCCGAGTGAACCGCAAAGGATAACACTATGGCATTTAAACTCCCCTTCCTCAAATCCACAGTTACTAAGTCTCCCCGTGTTCCCTATACGACCTCTACATGGCAAATCCCTCCAGGGCTAAATGTATCATCATACTTAAGTTTATACGGTGAGGTAGGTTGGCTGTTCGGGTGCGTGTCGAGGATAGCTGCAAGCGTAGCCGCGGTAGACTGGCATCTGTTCAGGGGCAAGGGCGAGAACGCAACAGAGATAGACAAGCATCCTCTTATCGACCTATTGAACAAAGTAAACACATTCCAGACCCGATATGACTTATTTGAGCAATCAACCATATATCAAGACCTTGTGGGCGAGTCATTCTGGATTCTCAATTTCAACAGGGGCGGGCTACCAGGCGAGATATGGATGGCTCCCCCTCAGTGTATGCACATAGTCCCTGACTCTACAAAGTATATACGGGGCTACGTCTACCGCATAGGGACTACGCAAATCCCCTTTGCACCCGAGGAAGTGGTTCATATCAAGTGGTTTAACCCGTATAACCAATATCGCGGTCTGGGGCCCGCCCAGGCTATCGGAACTGACTTGTCGAGCGAGAAGTATGCTGCCGAGTGGAACCGCAATTTCTTCTATAACTCTGCTGTACCTGGCGCTTTGCTAATCTATCCCGAGAATGTCCCCGATACCGAGCTAGAGCGAATCAAGGAACAGTGGAATGTCCAATACAGGGGTGTGGATAAAGCGCACAAACTGGGTATTCTGTCCGGCAAGCCTGAGTTCAAAATCACCATGCCCACTCAGAAGGATATGGAGTTCGAAAAACTCAGGAAGATGAACAGGGATAACATCCTGGGGGCTTTTGGTATGCCTACTTCAATCATGGGGGTTGAGGATGTAGGCAGCAGGGCAAGGGCAGAGGCAGACGAGTATATCTTTTCTAAGCGTGTAGTCCTGCCCCGCCTTATCCGATTCAGAGAAGCAATCAATGAACAGCTTTGTCCTTTGTTCGGGGATGACATAGAAGTGGACTTTGACGACCCTGTGCCTGAGAACCAAGAACTAAACCTGATGATAGCCAAGCAGGGCAAGGATGCAAGGATACTGACTGCTAACGAGGCAAGAGAGTTACTGGGATTTGACCCGATAGAAGGCGGAGATGAGTTAGACGAACTACCGCCTCCCCCAGGAGCATTTGGCAATAATCAGGAGGACAACGATGAGAAACAGATGCAGCGGAGGACGCAGAAAGCCAAGACGCTGAACGATGAGCAGAAAGAAGCCCACTGGCGCACTTTTGCAGATCACGCCGAACTATACGAAAAGACTCTGATTGAGAAGATGAGGGCAATGTTCGGCTTTCAGCAGGCAAGGGCGCTTGTAAGGCTCAGTCATGGAGACAAGAAGCTAATCACCATTAAAGAAGCAAGGCAGGAATACAAGGACGCTGCTGCGCCTGTACTACGAGAATTGCTGAAAATCTCTATACAGGATGGGCAGAACCTAGTACACCCTGAACCTCAACACCGCTCCATAGACCCGATGATATGGGCAGAGCGGTGGTTGAGAACGAGGATGGGGTGGGCAGCGGAGCAGATAGGAGAGGAAACCGCCAACCTGCTCGCTGAAGTCTTGGCGCAGGGCTATGCTGCAGGCGAGGGCATACCCGACCTGACCAAGCGGGTTGAGAGGATATTTGTAGAGTGCGATAAGGTACGTGCGACCAGAATTGCGCGTACGGAAACAATCATGGCATCCAACGAGGGCGCACTAACAGGCTATGGCGAGTTGGGTGTTGAAAAGGCTGAGTTCTACGCTGCTATAGATGAACGTGCCTGCGATGATTGTCTTGCTTTGCACAAAGAGATATTTACGCTCAATGATTCACATGGCATGATTCCTTTGCATCCCCAGTGTCGTTGTGTATGGTTGCCTGTTATTGAATAACGGAGAGATATGCAACCCAAAGAGACATTTGATTTAGCCCCATTCTATGAAATGGAATGTAAGCCATCTGCTCTGTTGGTGACTATCGGCGCAACATCTAGCCATAACGAAGCCAAACGGTTAATCAAACAGGGCGCAGTTGAGGTAAATAAAAGGGTAATTGGCAATGACCCTCTCACTCTGCATGATGGAGATTTACTAAAGGCGGGCAAACTCTTTTATCGCAAGGTTAAGATGCCGTCACTCAAGGCGGAATATTATGAGTTTGACAAAAGAGAGGATGAGGAACAGTTTCTTCGGGAACAGGGTCAATTTACAGAAGCGCAGATTCAGGCTTATCTCCGAGAGGACTTCGGATAACGGAGGCTACTTATGGCTGAGATGATTCGTAAACTTATAGATACCGAGATTAAAGATATTGGGGAACGCGCCTTGCAGTTCATCGGTTCGACTGAGAGTGCAGACCGTGACGGCGAGGTTATCCTTGCCTCTGGGTGGGACTTGAAGAACTACAAGAAGAACCCCGTCTTTTTGTGGGCGCACAATTATACTCAACCGCCCATCGGCAAGGCAACTAAAGTACGAGTAAAAGATGGGCAACTATTATTTGATGTCGAGTTCGCCCCCAGAGAGACCTATGAGTTTGCGGACACGATATACAAGCTCTACAAGGGCGGGTTCCTCCATGCAACCTCTGTGGGATTCACGCCGCAGGATTTCG